TGCATAGCCAAACCTTGTTGCTTTAAATTATTAGAACAACTTGCTCGTCTTGCTGCTTCTCTAGCCTGTTGAACAGCAGGTAATAATAGGCCAACTAAAACTCCGATAATAGCAATAACTACCAGTAATTCGATGAGAGTAAAACCTTTGCGATTTTTCATTTTGTATTCCTTATAGAAAAAGTAAATATTATAACCCTAAAAAATTATAATACCCTCTCAAATCATTCCGGCATATTAGTATTGTGTTAGATTTTATTAAACAGCCATCTGTCGTTATTTATAGTCCAATTCACTACTTCTTCGAGTCTATTTTTAACAGAAGATGGTTTCCAACCCATCTGTTCCATTTTAGTTCCGTCTAAAGCATATCTTAAATCATGTCCCGGTCTAGCAGTATGGAAATCTACCATTTCATATTTAAGTTCTTTATTTTGTGAATTAGCAATAATTTGTGCTAACGCTAAGTTGTCAATTTCTTCTGAGCCTACTATATTAAATTTGTGGCATTTAGCACCACCAAAATCATCAGATACTAATTTGCTACTATCATAATTCATCAGGAACCAAACAGCATCAGCAACATCTTTGGCATGTATATAATGTCTTGATCCTGCTTTTGTTTTCTCTGGATTACTATGTATAGTTACTTCTTTATTGTTTTGTATTTTAGAGATACACATAGGAATAAACTTTTCTGGATGTTGTCTTTCTCCAAATACATTCATAGTGTGAGTAATATAACAAGGTAAGCCATATGTATTTTCATAAGCTACTACTAATTCCTCGCCACCAGCTTTACTAGCACTATAAGGATTAGTAGAATTGTATCTATCATTTTCTTTATACTTAATACCTTCTGGTGCAGGCCCAAATATCTCGTCAGTAGAAAAGTAAATAAATCTTTCTAGATTTTTGCAGGTTCTAGCATAATCCAATATATTAACTGTGCCTACAACATTATCCATCACAAATTCTAAAGGATTTTCTATGCTTCTATCAACATGACTTCCTGCTGCCATGTGAACAATGTAAGATATATTATCTCCTATAGACTTGGAGATTTGAGAATTTAAAGGTGCTTTTAGATCATGGAATATTGTTTTTACTCTACGAAGTTCTGTTCTATTAAGCTGATTAGTTACTTCATGGAGTCTATTAAGATTGCCACTATAGTCTAATCTGTCTATAGTTACAATATCATAACTGGTATTTTTAAGAATATAATCTACAAAGTGATGCCCTATGAACCCAGCACCTCCTGTAAGTAATATTTTTTTATTCATCATATTAATAAGAGTAGATATGTACGGGATTGCCTGTAAGTTCTTCAATTAAAAGCATAGCGTCTTTTACATTATAGTAATCACCTATAGCTTTTCTGCTTCTAAAATAGTTATCTTTGTATACTGCGAATACTCTATAAAATGGATCGTCGATACCAAATTCGTCAGTATCTAAAAAATCTTCTGCCGTTTTCAGTTCTTGTATCATAGTACCACCTCCATAGTCATTCATTTCTCTACAGGTGATAATCTCAAAACCTTTGATAACAGATTTGTTGTTGGTATTTAATGTAAAAGCATTACACAACCTGTTTGACCGTTCCATCTTCTTTCTCCTGTTCTCTTTGCAGTTCTAGTATTTGTGCTTGGGCTTTTTTTAATTGTCTAAGTCTTTCTGTTTCTAGATATTTAAAATATCCTAAAAAAACTTGAGAAGTGATTACGCCCATCCCTGCGATGAGCGTAACCACAATGCCGCACACAAAGAGTGCGAAATTATCCATTAAAATAACTCCCTAATGCAAGGATGCTGGGAACCCATAGGCCAACAAAGATACCTTGTTCTTGTGCAACGGCTTGATCTCCAAGAAACCAAAGCGAAACACTTAAAACAAAACTGGCAAACGCTGCTACAATAAAGTAACTCTTACTATTCATCATCTATCTTTCTAGTTAAGGTAAAACAATTAATCATCACTATTGAACCACTCAACAAGTTCTGTCTCATTTGGTGCATGTTCGCATATTTTTAGTAAATTGTCAATATAATTTTTAACATTATTAGTATAAAAAAATACATCTCTCCTTCTTCCCGGTACTTTATAGTCGTATAAATCGTCATGGATATATGATTCTAAGTTGGTTGATCCTTTAATCATAGCGAACATTTTTAAATTATCATTCCACTGATCTCTTTTATGATCTCTGATTCTATTTCTATTATTTTTAGATGTATAGCCAATTTTAATATGACCACTCATTTGTCCGAGAATAAAATATACAAATCCACTATCAAATGTGTCTTTTGTAAAGTGAAACAAATCGCTTTTTTCAGAAGCCATTCTCCTACAATGTGAATCATCACATTTTCTTTTATTACATACTGAGCATTTATCAGCAAAACAGTATAGCTTTTTTATTAGACGTAAAATATCTCTAGCGACATAAATTTGTCTATTAAAACCATATTCAATAATTGGTTCTACTGGTTTACAGTCATCGTCTTCACTTTCACCTTCACGTTCCATTTCTATAATTTTACGGCGAACTGTTATTGCGTTATCTCCACAACAATCTTCTATTAAATCATGTACCTGATCTTCAGTTATTAACTTATATCCAGTATATTCAGATAATTGACTGATAGCGTCTTTAACAAATCCAGTATTATGATTTATAAATGCTGTGCATCCCGGTATGACCAAAGCATATTTTTTGCCAGCTATTGTGCATTGATATATTCTTTCTGCGCCACAGGTGCAATCTTCAGCTTCAACCCAAATTTTTTTTCGGTTATCATCGCTCTCGTAATGAGAAGTATGTTCTGATGTAAATATAGTTACATCGTCCTCCACTTCTGTAACACTCAAATATTCTTCTTTTATAGTTTGCATTTAATTTCTTATTTTATTGTTTAATAGGGCTGGTCGGACTCGAACCGACACTGTACGGATTTTAAGTCCGTTTTCTCTGCCTATTGGAATACAGCCCCTCATATTAATTAGTTCCGAAATGTTGGGCTTTTAATTTATTTACAATTTCTACCATGTTATCAACATCACTTAAAGTGCCGAACTTTCTTTTTCTTTCCATTCTAGGCAGTTTTATATCCTGTTTAAGTAATGCTTTCTTTGTTCTAGAATATCTTGCCATTGTGGAAGTAACTTTTTGTCCTGTTTTCTTTGCTACTTCGGCATAAGTTTTACTTGAGTAAACTGCTTCCAAAAATTTCTCATTAGAACAATGAACTCTTTGCTTCTCGTTAGTCATTGTGTTCTCCAAATGTTTACTTATAACAACTTTATTATATCATACTATATCGGCTTGTCAATAGGAAAAACTGAAATGAATTACTTCTTTTTCCCAAAACAGACACACCAATAAATGATATTAGAATTATTGTAATAAAATCCACACCCTATACTATCTACAGATTTGCTTAGTATATTTCTTCTATGACCGGGACTTTTTAACCAAGTCTTCATCACCTTATCTTCCGTCTTTTGTCCATAGGCTATATTTTCTGCAACACTTGAAAAACCCAAAGACATTATATTCTTCATATCACTATGTATTAATTTACTACGTTTAGCCATTTCTTCAGCCCAATGACCGGCAAAAGTCATTAAATCCATATTCATAGACAATGGATCAAGATTCCACATCCAAGAATTATTAGTTCTAGCTTCATTATGTAAGTCTATTAATCTAGACAGATTAGGTATGTGCCATACACTATCAGAATCATTCATTTGATAAATACTCCATCAAATTCTTTGATTAAAAAATCTCTAATAGGTTTAGCTTCATTGTGGTTTTGCAGTTTTTCTAATAAACTTTCTTGCCTGTCGGAAGGAAATATAAATCTACCTTCAAAAAATACTTTTTCTGAACGAACCAAGAAAAATTTTATTGTATTTTTAAAATGAGGATAATCATCCCAATACTCTTGATCCTTTTCCTTAACCGTTTTAGCTAATGCAGTACAATATACACTAAATTCTAAAGCGCCAGAGACACTATCTGATTTATCTTTAGAGAATATGTTTTGATTATAGTCATCTACTGCACACTCAGCACCACAGATGTAAGCACTCCATTCATCTACAGGATATAATGCTACATCTCTCCAATATTTTAATTGCCTAACAAAATATAAAGAATAACGATACTCTCTTAATACGTTAGGTATATTTGGAATAATATCCAACATATCTATATCAGGTTCTTTTAGCCATAAGCCTCTAGATGTACCACAATAGAATCCTCTGTATCCTCTTTTACTATTACTCAAAGCATTATTTATACCATGAACTGTTTCGTGAACATTAGTACTTCTTCCATGCTTATCCCCGAAAGGTTTACTAAAACAACTTAAAGCCCTATTGTATACAGAACTTTTACTTAATTTTTGTTTTTCTTCTAATTCAAATATATCAATAGCCATTGGTATTGATCTTGGTTGCATTTCCACAACAGTTTTAGTGTTGTCATTTTCTTCGCATAAAGCTATACTGAATGATATAGCGATCAATATTAGGGTAAAGAGTTTAGCCATTTAATGTAATCCTTATTCCTATATCCTATTTTTCTGGACAGTTCCTTTCCTTCATTATCTACCAAGACAGATGTGGGTAAATTTCTCGGCTTATATCTGTTTATGTTTTTTTGATTTAATTTTTTATTATCTGTGTCTAAAAAACAAACAATATATTTATCTAACTGTTTTATTGATTTAGAGTCTTGTTTCAATACTCGACAATAAGGACACCACTCAGCACCGAATACTATAACAACTTTTCTCTTGTGAAAAGACGCTAATGCTTTAGCTTTATCTAAGTCGTCATATACAAAATTAGATTCTAGCTTAGGTATAACTACTGGAACATTGTCGTCTTTATCAATAACAGAGACAGGAGGATTAGGTTTATCTGGAGTAACGCAACCCCCCTGTTGTTTAATAATTAAAAACAAAAGAATAATTAATACAATATAGAGAGTGGTTTTATTAGACATGGTTAAGCCCCTATACTGTATATCAGGTTAATTTTCGGTTGGTAATATAATGCCCATCAACAAATAAACCCAAAATAGTATACTTGCGCTACATAATGCACCAACTACAAAACCAATTCTAACTATAGCAGGATCAATACCCAAAGTTTCTGCTAAACCAGCACAAACCCCGAATATCATTTTGTTTTTACTTTTGTGCAATCTACTCATTTTTTATACCTCAATTATTTTAAAGACACAAACACTCTAAAATAATAATACACCGAACCAGCAGTTAACGAGTTGATACAGTTAAACTGTTTATAATATCGGGATTAAGGCCATATAATACATATATCTCTTTCGGGGCCATGATATGAGTCAATTCTTGCATAATAATCCTCTAAGAAGAAATTTGTTCAGTTAATTTTAAATTATCTAGCAGATATTTAAGTCTTTGGTTTTCTAATTCTAGAGTATTTGCTATATAATTAGCTTGAGTAATTGCTTTATGGATATCTTTAATAGTTGCTGTTTGATTAGAGTCTGACATTATATCTCCTCAATATAGTTTTATGCAATAATTATTATTACACCAATTACTCTTTATCTCTAGTCAGTTTAACAAAAAAGTATACCACACTTAAATCCACTAAAACCACGATCCACCATACGCTTAATACATCCAGTAAAGTATGATTCATTTATTTTTTTTCCTAAAAATTTTTTCATAGTTTTTACACCACTGTTTATAAGATACACTTTTCGGCCTATTTGTGTCGCCTTTGCCATTTTTATTTTGACTCATACTCAACCTTCTAAAACATAAGACCAGTAACGACTATCTTCTTTCTCTTGCAGGGCATCCCAATATACGCATCTGGCAATATAGGAAGGAACCTTTAGTTTGCCACAGTTAACGCTCCAATGTTGCTCCATGCGCTTATATTTAGTAATACCCTGTTTACTCTTATTATAGGTCAAATGCTCCATACCGTAAAGTCTTAATTGATGAACATCTCCACACAGAACTCTTGCAAAATTTGGATGAATCATTTCTAAAGCAAAACTAACTTTAGCCATTCCAAGTCCAACAATTTTGTCTACAATAGAATCTCTCTTTTTGACATGATACTTCTTAGTAGTCAAATAAAAGTCTTTGGGATTCTTCCAAAACTGAGTTGCAAAATCCCAAATATACTTTGTTCTATTATTATAAAGACCAACACCAGAATTTTTAAGTTTGTCTAATAGTGTTTCTTTGTTATCAACCCACTCTTCGTAGTTTTTAATGGCATTGTAGCCACGACAATTCCCCTGCCAACTTGTATGAACAGAGCAATAAGCAAAGAGATAACGCCTAAAAATATCACCATCATTCTGTGGTCGTACACTTTCCCAGTACTCCTTGTATGCTTGAATTTTTTCTGAGGGAAATGTCTTAAAGAAATCGTCTGCTTTGAAACGAGAGTATGTAGTTTGCTTTACTGGTTTAGTTTCCAAAGTTTCCATGATAGTCTCCAAAAGTTAAGTCCTGTGATACTAACGATTGTACACTACTATTATCGTCTTGTCAAGGAGTATTCTTGAACTAAAAAGTATAATTGCCTAATTCTATGATTTTTGAACACTTTTCCTCCACCATTTTTTTTGTTTCCTTATTATAGTAATCTCTGTAGTGACCTCTCAATGTAGCATTTCTGTGTGGTAAATTAATATATCTATAATTATTTTTTATTATCTTTTTACATATAGTTTGCATGTCTTCTTTTATGTTTTCAAATTTGCCAATGAAGTCAAACTTGTAATTGGTATTTATAAAATTTCCATCAATGTGAGGATATATATCTTTCTTGTGTAGAAAATCTTCAAAAGATTTAAAAGTCCACTTTGGGTTTCTTTTTGCTCGTATTTGAATATGATATTCATATGAAGATACCATTCTATCCCAAGGATTTCTTATAAAAATAAATTTAAAATATTCATCTGGTTGATAACCGTTGTCTTTTAAATAGTTCACGCCCTCCCTTAATGAAGAATGACTCCAAATATTAGTATCAACTTTAGGGTCATTACAATCTGCTCTTGTCGTTTTGTTCTCATAGCATTGACCTTTGATGTTGACTTGAAATATATCGTTATGAACAATGGCAAGTCTTATTGATGTTCCCCCAGTTTTGGGCAAATGAACAAACATATATTTTAGATCATGGGAAATAATCATTGGTTGTTTTAATATTTATATTCGTTAGCTAAAATTCGTACTGCCCCAATTCTATTATCTTTGCATCTCTATCCCTAACATACTCCCTACTTTCATCGTCATAGTAATCTCTATAAGATTTATTTTTAGTGGTTGTATTCATATGGGGTAATCTCCATTGTGTTATATTAGCATCAGGCAATATTTTTCCAACAACCTTTTTAAAATCTTCTTCCATATTCTCTACCTTGCCAACAAAATCAACCATTAGTTTTCCATCTTTATCAAATATATAATTATGTGGCCTCCATAATTTTCCCTTATTTCTCATAATAAAATTTGGAGGCGGTTCATTCATTGCTATTTCTGTTATCTGGATATTAAAATCTGTTTTGAATTTATCTTTCTCCATAATCTGTCGATAATATTCATATTCGGAAACAGCCCTCTCCCAAGGATTTCTGATAAAAACAAATTTAAAATAATCATCCCATCTACACCCTCTTTCATCTAAATACTTTTTAATATCAACCGCAGAAGAGTGCGTCCACAAATTAGTGTCTACTTTTGGATGTTCTTTCCAATTTATGGGTTTTTTTGTGTGCCACATCGGTAAAATATCCGCTTGGAAGATAGGATTGCTTTGCAGTAATTCTCTTATTGAAGTACCTGCACACTTTGGGAAATGAATCCATATAAAATTTTTTCTATGAGATATTATCATTTTAATGTTTCTTTCTGATTTTTTTGTAATGACTCTACTATATTTTTATTTTTATAGTGCTTACTCCTATAATCATCAGAATGTGGTATATGAAATATTGGAACAAAATTTTTATTGAATTTTATTGTTATTCTTTGAAGCCCTATACCCTCTAGACGTTTGTATAAATCGCAGTCATCGTATCCGTATCCATGTTGATTGCCCTGATATTTATTAACTTGAATTAAATGTTTTTTATCAATAAAACAAAATCCGTTTAAGTTTTCTAAGAAACCAATTCCATTATCTTTGTTCTTTTCAGTCCAACATCCAGTAATGAAACTTTTATCGCTATCAATAAGTAGCCAATCCGATAACAAATTATAAGGATTAATTATATAGTCTACATCAAGTTTTAAAATCATATCATTAGAAGTATTGTCTATAGCAATATTATAAGCCTTGGATAAATTAAAATATTCCTCACCCTTAACTTGTATGATTTTGATTCTTGGGTCTAAATTTTCAAAATATTCCTGATCAAAATCATCTGATGAATAATCTACAATAACTATCTCTTTAATATCATTATGAATTAACCAAGAATTTATGGATGTTTTTAATATTTTATTTCTGTTTTTAGTAACTGTAACTACAGAAATATTTGTTTTTCTTTGCAAATTAGTTGGAGTTTTATCTGTTAATAATTCTAAATTAGTATCTCCAACTATACTAGATATTTCATTAAATGTACTCCAATTTGTACCATAAATTTTTCTAGTTTTAGAAAGCAGAAACATATCTATTGCCGCTTCTTTTTGCAGTGGTTTGTTGTCGTTTACTGTTAAAGAAGGGTCTGTAAAATTTTTATTGCTAACAACAATGTTATCGAATTTTTGTGTATAGTGTTTTTCAGTTGCTTCTGAGTCTGTAGATAAAAAAACTGGAGTATCAACATATGCTCTTATAATATTTTCAAAATATTCGTCTTTAGATTCTTTGTAGTGTTTAGACCAAGGGCCAGTAACAGCGTCACCCTTACGAATATGTACGCCTATATAATTTTTATCCACATCACATTGGCTTATGTATTTTTGTAATTCTGGTGATGGATGTATGTAATTTTTTAAGAACATATGTCTATGTTTAAGTTGAATACCAAATATCCAATCTATAGACGCATAAGAGTTTAAACAAAAAGTATTAACAGATTTTAATAATCCGTTTATATCCATATCTACAACATACTTCAAAGTATCTGGGTCTTGTGTAAATAAGTGATCTAAATTCAGAAATTCTTTAGCAGCATCGTTGTATTGTGTATCGCTAATTAGAGATATGTTATTAGGTAGTTGATCTAAATCAAACAATTCACCAAAGGATTCGTCAGAAAAACCCTCGCTTTTAACCCAACATAAATATATTTTGTTATATTGAAATTCTCTAGCAAAAGCATATGCAGAATCTAGTGTCAATAATCTATTGCCTAAGCCTTGATTTGGTTTTAGATAAATGCAACGGAAAGGGCTGGGCATATATTTAAAATTATGTGTAATAGCCATTTAATATTTATATCTTAATAATTCTAATTCATCAGAAAGGTTTTGTTCAACGATATCTCTTGTTTCTTCATTGTAGTATGATCTATAGTCTTTCCTCCTTATGCTTGCGTTGGCTTTTTTAAGTGTGCATAATTTATCTGTAGCGTTTGGTAGAATTGTTTTAACTATGTGTTTAAAGTCTGTTTCTAAGTTTTCATACCTACCAACAAAGTCTACTAAACATTGTTTTGGTGGTTTTGAATAAAAATACTGTTCTTGACCATTCCATTTTTGGCATTTTCTTTTTACAAATTCTTTAAATCCATCATCTGTTTCAGATATAATTTCTTTAAAGTGATTTTTATCTCCTTCACGTTCATTATCATCAAACCATTCTTTCACAACAGTCCTCCTCCATTCATACCCAGATACAATTCTGTCAAATGGATTGCGAACAATACCAAACTTAAAATATTCATCCCAGTTCCAGCCCATTAATTCAAAATAACCCTTTATTGCTGTTGCAGTAGAGTGTTGTGGAACAGCACACATCATATGTCCATGCCTCTCCCACAATTCTATTGTCATGGTTTTGCTCCAATGACCAATTAAGTCTATTTCAAATTCTTCATTCCAACGAAAATGTTCACGCATCGCAGAACCCGCACACTTATCGTTATGTATAAACAGAAATTTATTTCTATGTGATATTACCATAATATTAATACCTATTTAAGTCGAACTGATGGTCACTAATAAATTTATTAGTATTTTTCTTATTCCAATAATCTTCTACGGACGTAACTGCTAGATGACGATACCAGTTGTATGATCCAAATTTTTTACAATAATAATTATGAATAGCAATAGCTTCGTCTTTGCTTTTAGTATTGTGGTCATGTTCAGTAGTTTGATGACAATGTTTTATAATTATATCATTACAAAGATTCCAAGCTTGATATTGCTTAGATTTGTAAATACAATAATCTAAAATAACATCAGAATAAAAAGTACCTATGATAATATCATCTGGCAATAATTCAAAATCATCCACCATAGGCGATCTAAATATCCAAGCATCTTGAGAGCAAAAAGCATCTCTATGTCTATCTTGTAGCAGCTTCCCATCCTCTTCGTGTCTCGTTAATGCGACAATCTCTCTAGGAAACAACCCTCTTATTTTGTGCAAATCATCATTAAACAGAATATCGTTATTTGCCACAATGCACTGTGTATTAATAATATTTTTATTTGTATAAGCAAATATTTTTTTAAAACACATCCTGTGAACAGTATTATTTACAATTATTTTTTCCTCATAATCTTTTTTTAATTCATAAAACTCTGGAAAGTCTTCATAATTTTCTAAAAAGATATGAACCTTAGTTATATATTTATTTTCTAAATTTAGTTTTAAGCAGTCTAGAATCTCTTTGGTTCTTTCTGGTAGTGGGTCTTTGTATAGATTAATAACTAATTCAAAATCTGATTGACCGTATTTTCTATTCATATAATTTATAGTACGATCCACATTACGGTCTTTTCTATTTTGCCCTCTCACGCGATTGCTATGAGGATTGTGATAAACTGGAACATGATTAGATTCAAAATCAATATCTTTTCTAACAACTCCCAACTTCTCTAGCTTTTCAAACATCTCACAATCTTCTCTGCCATAATTATCAATGTCTTCGTTATATAATCCTGCGTCTATAAAAAACTTTCTATGGCAACATATAATTCCATTTAGATTTCTCATAAATCCAAGATCATTATCTAGATAAGATTGATTCCAGTTTCCTGCTACAAACTCTCCCGGTGATATATCAACTAAACTTGTTAATGGAAGATAAGGATTTAGTATATAGTCTACATCCATCTTTAATATTTTTTCATATTTGGCAGCTTTTATAGCAATATTAATAGGCTTGCTGGCATTATAAAACTTTTCTTGTTCTATTCTTATAACTTTAATTCTTTTATCAATCTGCTCAAGATGTTTTAAACTTTCTTTAGACGACCAATCTACAATAATAATTTCTTTAATTTGTGGCTTTAATAACCAAGACCTTAGACTTACACTAAGCATTTCTTCTCTGTCTTTGCAACTAACAACAAGAGATATATCCTCAACTAAAATATTTGGATCATATACTTTTATGTCTTCGTGATGTTCGTATGGGAGATAAAAATTATCTTTACCATAATTTACCCAGTGAAAATACAGCCTTTGTCTTTCGGTAAATCCATTGTCTTTGCAGTATGGTTGGTAAAAATCTTTTACTTCTGGGTATTTATTAAGATAAAATTCTTCACTAAATTCCTTTGCAACAGTATTCTTTTTATAAAATTCATCTATTGAAATTGTATCACTCATAGTATTCCCCTAATATAAACTTAGTACCAGTAGTGATTGAGGTTTGCTCACCAACTTTATAATCTGATCTTTTTAAAACGCGAAAATCTAGACTCACCCTAGTTTTTCCTGTGCGATTTGGTAAATTACCATGAGTGCATTTATTACCATTGAACATAAAGACTTCTCCCGGTTCCAATTCTATTTGTTTAAAATCTTTTAGTCCCGGTTCGCTTTCGGTTATAATTGTATTGCTTTCAAACATTCTAGTAATAGGTAATAAAAAATTTATTTCACCATCTGGATGATTAAACTCAGAATCCGTATGCCAAGCACCAACAGCTAAATTATTTGGTAAATGAACTCTAAACGTAGGCCATTTTTGATAGATAATAGGTTCTTGGATTTCTGATTGTATCAATTCTCTTATGAAAGACTTGTAAGTATGAAGAAAGTCTTCCCATCCACTTCTCATCTTATCATAGAAAATTTGATGATATAAAGTATCAGAGTCTTTTGAAGGTTTGTCAAAAAAACTATATTCTTTTTTGTCTTTATTATGTAATAGTTCTAATTTATGACCATCAAATAAATTTGATATATATTCTACAAAAGGATAATCCGATTGATTGTATTTAAATATCTTATACACTTCTCATTTCACCATGCAATACTTTAAATGTTGGAAATCTAAGACTGATACCTCCCTCCTGATTCTTAGTCTCTTCAAAATATTGTACGGTTATAATCTTGCCTAAGATAGCATCAGGGTTTTTATAAAAGTCCTGTCTTTGCTCTATAGTAAACCCACTACCTACTCTGACAACATTATCTTTATGTTTAATGTAGACGCAGGACAACATTTCCTCTTCACATTCTTTACCGTCTAATGTTAATGGAAACATTCCCATCTCTGTATCTACCACCTGATATTCTGCATCGTGGAATGTCTTTACTTTTAGCAAATCTTTACTACGCTTACCTTTGTATTGTACATTTTTACGAAGCATAACACCTTCCCAATTATCATCATCTGCTTTAGATACCCACTTTTGGAAATGTTCGTCGTCATTTACTATCTCCATTTCTAATACAGATAGACAAGGGCATTCGTTATCTTCCATAGTAAACAATAGTTCTTTATATCTTTGATAAAGATTGTCATTACTTTTCTTTGCTTTAAACTCGTCTTGCGTCATCATATCAAAGATTTTATAAGAAGGATTCTGAATAGTATGTTCTTTCTTACGAAGTTGTTTCATAATACCTTGGAAGTCTTCGTTGCCATCTTCGTCAATTAAACAGAGTTCCCCGTCAAACACAACATTAGATAAACCAAGACTTGCAATCCCATCGGCAACAACACCCAAGGTAGTAAATTCTTTGCCCGTTCGGGAGTAGAAAGTAGTATTGCCAAAATGATCGACAATAGCCAAACATCTAACCCCATCAAGTTTACGAGATACAAACCACTCATCTTCCCACTCCACTAATTTAGGCTCATATTTTTCTGCAAGAGCAACACTGAACTCTGGAATAAAGTCAGGAATAACTTTATTAATAAGTTTAACACCAACCTTAGTCTTGAGGTCTTTATCTAAGATACAATACACAAGTTCTTCTTGTTCAGGAAATTTATTGATATAAGCATTTACAATTCTAATAGCATCATGGCCTGTAAATCTACGAAGAGTTAAATCATTAAACAGTTGACACAAACCATATCCCGGTTCACAATCTCCGAAGAATAAGTCTGGTCGCTTCTTAACTTGTCCGCTAGTCAAGCCATACATAAGATAGTCATTATGTGCTAGATTTAATACATTTCTAGCATGAAGTTGATCCCCATTGTCCTCGTCTTTACCTGCTTTACAATACCTAGCAATAATTTCTTGCTTGGCTATAGTACCACTGTCGTTACGCAATTCATTGACCATAGCCATAACATATTCTGTACTGTTCATTATAGTATCCTCTGTCCTGTGATTCCTGTTCCTTACAGTATATCTTATATCGTCGTACCTGTCAAGTAAACTTTACTTTAATTCTTTAGAGCGATAGTAATAAACTATTTTTTTAAATGCTTCTACTCTATGTTTCAAACTAAGATATTCATTCTGGTCTGTAAAAACTTTATTTAATTTATTTGTCAGGTTAGCACCGGCAGTAGAAAAATATGCAGGGATTAAAGAATGTAATATTAATAGAATACCATAATAGATACAACCAATACCATAACCTGAAGCGAATCTAAAGTGTTCCCAATATGTCATATCATTCTGTGCCAAATGTAATTTAATTTTTTTGAACATTAGATGTCTCTCCAAGTTATAGTGATGCTGCAACACTATTACTATACACCTTATGTTTTAAGAAATTTTATATATCTCCAATGAAATGTATGATGTATGTGAAAGTTTTCACAAAATAAATATATGTTCAGACATTGAAAAGCGGCACGATCTTTTCTTATCTCTGGTTCAATAACTTCAATTTCAATATGTGCAAACATGAATGTACTATGAAAGTATGTTATCTGCTTTGGTCTGCCGTCTATTAAAAACTTGAATACCTGATTATGCCGAACTATTTCAACGGCATTTAAAAGCAACAGGAATGATAATAAGATTGCTTTAGTTTTCATAAGTGGAGGCGAGGGGAGTCGAACCCCTGTCCAGTGTAAATTCCACATAAACTTCTACATCGTTAGTCTGTTGTTATTAATACTACAGACAAAACTGTTTGTCTTTCCAACGTCAAAGTGATTACACTTATCTTTATATTTAATTCAGGTATAATTCCCTATCCGATTATCGGAGTCAGCATAATTTGGTAAAAAGGTTTATGCAACCCCTCTCGCCTAAGCGGCGAGTGCTAATACAGAAGTATCGGCAATTAAAATGTGATCTATTTTTAAACTGGCCTTTAGATCAACCAGTCGATGCGATCTATACTTCTATTCACCTGTCGAAACCAGTACGCCCCCTTATATAACTCTTTCTTTTGGTGCTAATTCAAAAGTTCTTATCTGCGGTCTTATTATAACGGGTGCTATTTCTTTTTCAAGTTCTTTTATTTGCGACGATTGAACCCAGTTGGTTGCTATGCTAATCATAAGCAGACCCCATAAAATCCATGTCGCGGGGTGTATTCTATCCATAGTGAAACAACATTAAATAGGTATTATAAAAATAGCGGGATGGCAAGCCTAACCATCTAAATCTATTTGATATATAAGATATACCCTTGAGCCTTTATTGGGCCGCTATAATTTATTTGAAATTACTTCTTACACTTCCTTTTCTTCATTGCTGTTGCTCCATATCTGGTTTCTCCATATCTACCAGTTGAGCGCACTACAGCAAGTCCTTCTGACTGTAGAGTAGGCTTAATATCACTAATAGTTGCTCGAAGATTACCTACTTCAAACATACTATAAGCACTATCTTGACTGAGCGTTCTTCCTCTTCTCAGATAATTCATTACTCTATCTTGCTTTGTCATTTAATCTACCTTTTTTGTGACTGTTTTTAAGTCCTAAGTTAAAGATTTCGCCGTCACTAACAAAAACTTTACCAACATTTCCTTTATAATAATATCAAAAAGGGTTAGAGTCAATAATCTTTTCGCTATTAGAACCTACCCAAAACACCATTTTATTTTGTTCGTCGTCCCAAGCACATTGTATCAAGTCTTGTGAGGCTACTTTACACAAAGCAGATTGATATATAATAGAACTAACTTGTTCAAAAATATTATCAAATATTCCTTCATTGATTACAAATAGACCATCATTATCTAAACCGAGGCTTTCTTTTTTTATAATATTAATTACTTGATTTAAAGTAATAAATGTATGTATAATTTTACTATCGTATTTGCCGCCTGATAAATCTGAAGCAGCACCATCCCGAATAGTCTCTGCAAAATTAGAAAGTTCTGTTATGCTATATTCGCTCATTATATTAATATTTAAAGATAGATTATGGTATGACTATAATTACACCATGCTAGGTACTTGGTTCTTTCTCTTATCTTTTTTTTCTTTTGTTTGTAATTTAACAAGTCTGTGTTTAGTTCTATGAACCCTTGTTAGTGGAGAAATATCGTCTTCACCCATCCAGATATGACAAAAGCCTCCTTCTTTTACTCCATAAGCTATAATACCGTTCTTATCAAGACCCAGAACAGTAAACTTACCTCTACATCCCATAGGAATATATTCGCCTTCTACTACTGAGTATGGGCCTCCGGTAGCTTTAATTCTATCGCCTTTTTGTAATTCTCTCCAATCGAACTTCCTAATCATTCGAGTGGTTTTCTTTTCTTTGCTTTGAACAGCAAACATAAAAGGATGTTGGCACTCTGGACACATATATGCTCTTGGGCCACACTCATGTCCACATTTTTCGCAAGTCTTTTTACCTTTGGGCATAATCAATTCTCCTGTGAAATTAAACTGATACTACCAGTATACCATATCTATCGGCAGTTGTCAAGTTGAATCTTTAGATTCTCTTTCTAATCTTTCGTTATATTTTCGTTTGCTTTCTTTAGCTTTTTGTATAAAGTTAAGGAAGGCTTGTTCTGCATTACCCTCATCTTTTTTTGCAGAATATACATCATTGGACATCGCTTCTGGATAGATTGAAGGCATAGGAATTTTTTCTACACTTGCTGCTTGAGGAGTCTCAGGATCGAGAGGTATTTTTTTTGGTTCTTTCATTTCATAATCTCCTATTTAGATGCTAATAAATATAAACCAATATTTGAAAAACTATACCCCAAATAGGCTATACCCATACCCAAATTACCCTTATACATTTGTTCCAAACTAACATATAGATAAATTAATCCGGTCAAAACGATTAACCATCCACTCATGCAACTAACATCCCTTCGTAATATTTAGATATAGCTTTATCTTTCATTTTAAGTTCCATATCTAAGTCAAAGTCAAGACCATATGTACTAAAAGAATTTTCTGCATAATCTGCATGTTTTCTTGGGTTTGTATTTTCTGGATCGCGGCATGTCTCACTGTAATGAAACAGAGGTCTATATTCTCCCCATGTCATATAGCACTCTTCTAATGCTTGTTGTTCAGTCCAAGTGTCTGGGTGACAATTCTGATGTAAGTAGTCAAATGTAATTGGGATATTAGTTTTAGGATGAAAATCTTCTATAAGTTGTTTTACAGACCAGCAATTAAGTTTATCGTCGTTTTCAATAACAATACGGCGACGACAATTATCGCTAAGTCTATTATAATTTTGTATAAATCGCTTGGTAATCTCATCGTTACTTCCTTGTCGATTATTGATATGTAAATTCATAGGCGAATTATAATCTGCTGGGCAACCGATCATGTCAAGAAAATTACTATAAAAATTGAGTTCTGTTACAGTTCTATCTACTGCGTCTGTATTTGTAGATGCTAATACATTAAATTCGCTAGGATGACAACTAATGCGAACATTATGCTGCTGTATAGTATATGCTATATTATCTATGGCTTGTAATATATCAGAGTATTGAGGCAGATCGCTGAGAGTAATATTAGCAGCGCGATAGGTAATAAGAGGAAAAAGATCGCTACTGACCCTATAACAGTAGTCATGCTCTGCACAGTGTAGAATGGTAGCATTTGTAACCTCCATGTTATTTAGTATTCTGGAACCTAACGTAGACAGTGCTTCTGCACGATCTAGCTGGCTAAATCGTTTAAATGTCATAGTTTGAAACCTGAGTGGTTGCTCAAGTTCTTGCAAGTCTAGTGATATACAGCATAATCCAAAACGCATATTAGTCTCCTGCCTCCGATTATATAATAATATCGGATGCCTGTCAAGCAAACTTTAACTCCATTCTGAATACAATACACCGAATATTAAGCGTAATCAAGTATTCTCCCTTGTTCATATTGGCCGAATTTCAAAAAATGTATTTTTGCTTTATCTGGTTTATGTTTTATATGAGGATTAGTAAATAAATCTTTGTTTAAACGAATATATTTTTCAGCTTGAAATTCGTTTGCTTTTAAAATCCAATTATCTCTAGACATACCATATTTCTTTAAATATCTTTGATATACATTGTTGTTTATATTAGGTTTGTTAGATTCTGTAAAATATTTATTATAGATATATGTTTCAGTTTTATTTTTTGTTATAGAGCATATCGAACAATGATTTATTGCAATAATTTTATTTATTAAATCTAGACAATTCTTTAGGGCGTGTTCGTCAAATTGATAAGTTCCAGATTGATTATCTAGATAGATAGCATCTCCGCTTAAATCAACTACAATAGAACCTGCCATCACTACATTCTCTGTAATTGTATCTGATTGTTCCGTAATAAATTTATGTTTTAATCCTATGAATATCTTTTTATTATTATCTAAAATAAAGTCTAGTTTTTTATTGTAGCAAAAACTCGATTGATGAAAAAATATTTTTTTGTTTATATTTGAAATATCTAGAAAGTTATTAGAATATCTATATAGTACTTCTGGTTTCATTGTGCCACTTAATAAATTTATACATATCTCCTAATTCATTGTACTGTACTTCGTATCTACTTTGATCATAGGTAAAATTATTAGTTTTTGTACCAGCTGGTTTCAATTTAGCTATTTTAAAAAACTTTTGTTTAGAAGCAATTCCGCATATCCAAGTTTTAGAAAAATCATTTTTTACTCTACTAAATATATAATAATCTGTATCTCTATTTTTCTGTTCCTCGTACAATGTAGCACTATAAAAGTCTAAAGGCTTAGTATTACATCCTTGTGCTTTAGAATCTATTGTGCTAGAGTCTAAAATAAAGTCCACAAAATAGTCATCACTGTATTTGATTTCAGGAAATTCCCTATGAATACACGCTTCAGCCAAATATCCTGTCATTCTTTGTCTGTCTTTATTTGTTCTGTGTGTTCCAGAATGACCAAACCTTTCGTAATATGTATCGTTTCTTTCTTTTGCTTCTGCAAATATTTCTGGCGTAATTATAACTTCTATCATTTTACTTTCTCACATATTGCATATAGATATTTATTTTTTGTTTGACTCTTGGCAGACAACTCTGAAAATGTGCCAAAATTTTTGATTGATAATCCGCTATGAGTTATAAGTTCTTTAAACTCATCTGTTTTAAAAAATTTAGTGAATCTACCTTTAATTTTTTTAAATATAATATTATTTTTTGAATTAAACCATTGTCTATGTTTTTCTTTTGGAATATCATCTGATAACGATCTAACCGATATAAAACAACTACCCTGTTTTTTTAAAAGCCTGTAAATTTCTGTGAATGTATTTTCATAATCAGGACAAGAGTGAATTACTCTATGAGAAATAATGCAATCATATTCTCCAGAGACATATTGTATCCCTCCGAGAACACTGTGTAAGTTTTTTGTTTCATGTAATAATTCTGTAGTTTTTTCTATAGCTTTAGGCGTAATGTCATTAACTGTAATATCTATGTTTGGAAATTTATCGCAAATAACTTTACTAATTCTGCCATGACCACAACCATGATCTAAAAAAGTTTTAATATTATCTAATGATTCTATATATTCTAATAAATTTTCATCAATAAATACATTTTTGTATGTATATTCATCTTTATTGTGTTTACGATCCCAGTAGCACCAGAATTGATTTCTATACATCACTCCAACCTAATGCTTCAGAAATAATTGGGAAATTATTAATGAATATATCTTTACAACTTAAAGCAATATCCTGATGTTCTTTCTGAGTACCATTAGCACTTCTTAAATCTATATAATGAATCCAGCTGCGAATACTACCACTCATATATAATCTAGTAGGAGTAGCTAGTGGTAATACAAATCTAGCACACTCTTTTGCAACACCTTCTGCTAACATAGTATCATATAATGCTTTTGATTTAGCAAATAATTCTCTCATTTGCATATTGTATGTCGCCTGTTTATCTTCATCGAGATCGTCTATGCTATTTTGTCTGTTCTTATGATCCTGTGATCTCAAATCTGGTAATGGTATATTATTGCCGAGATCATTTGTATCTGCATATCTTTGACTAAATTCTTGGAAGGTGAAACTTCTATGTCTTAATACCTGTGCTGCTATACCTCTATTAGTATTAATCTCAACAGTCATAAATGCCATCTCAAA